CTCGAGGAGGCGCGCCTTGGTCAGGCCCGCTTTGGCGAGCTGCGCCGTCTGGCCGGCGGCGACGGCCGCGGCGATCTCAGGTTTCCTCAGGTACTCGTAGCCTTGCTGGTCGGCGCGCGTCGCGGTCGAGCCGATGCGCCGCGCGGCGGCCGCGGCGTTGAAATCGATCAGGTACTCGGCGACGAAGCGCGCGTCTTTCGCCGAGAGGGCGGGCGCCGGCGCCGGTGGCATGGGCGGCGCGTCGGGCGGTGGACTAATTTCAAGCCGGGGCCGCGCGTGTCGTCCACGGGGCGCGCGCTTCTTCGTCGCGCGTTTCTTTTTACGCGTCATCATCGCGACCCATCAGCAGCGCGCGACACAAGAGCCGTACTTTCAGCGCGTTCTTGAGGGTCACGCGATCAGCATGGAGGGCGAGGCCGCACCGGCGCAACCCGAGACGCCGGCTAATCGCGCCGGCGGTGACGCGCTCGGCCTTCAGCGCGCGGATCCGTTTCCAGGTGTCGACGGCCGAGACGATCGTGCCGAGCGGGATCTGCTTCATGCGGTGCGTGTGGCGCAGCGCGGCGCGGTAGGCGGCTTCGGCGGCGCGGCACTGCACGCACGGGCAGCCCGCTTGATAGGACGGTCGGGTGCCATGCGTCACGCCGGCGTTCGCGGCGGCCCGGTCAGGAGCTCGACGCTCGCGGCCTCGAGGTGGGCGATCGCGCGGGTGACGATGCCGCGGGCGACCGGCCCCTCGCAGTCGGCGAGTTGGAGGTCGAGCCGCCGGATGGCGTCGAGCGTCGCGTCGATCGTGCGAGACGACGACGCCAGCATGGGCGGGTTCCCTTATGGACGAGATGTCAGGCGCGCGCGTCACGACGACGCCGTGATTCAGCTTTCCCGTCCCTCGCCGGCCCCCGGTGTGCCGATCCGGACACCGTGGACCGCTAAGTCGTCCCACGACACGCGAAGACGTCCCACAGCCCAGCTAAAATGTTGGAGAAAGGCCGCACTATGCCAGTTGTCCCCCGATGCTGAGTGAACCCGCCACCCTGCCCGTGGTCCACCCGATCCCGCAACTGATGGAGGTCGCCCAGGTGGCCCACCGGTTGAACTTCAACCCGCGCATCGTCTGGCGACTCATCCGGGAGGGGAAGCTGAAGGCGATCCGGATCGAATCGCGCTGGCGCATCGACCCCGCCGATTTGAAGGCCTACATCGACGCGCAGCGCGTCGTCGCGGAGCTCTTCGCCGGGCACCAGGGCCACATGGGCCGGAGTGACCGCCGCGCCGAGCCCCGCCCGCCGGACGGCCCGCGGCCGTTCCCGAAGACCCGAGGCGCCTGATGCCCGCCGGCCGCCCCGAGCCGCCCGCCGCCCTCGCGCACACCCTCACCCTCGAGTTCGGGCGGGCCCTGTCCGAGGCGGAATGGCGCGATCTGATCGGGCGTGTGCGGCAACTGCCCTACGTGCGACGACTCCGCGTCGATGCCGTGCCGCTGACGCCCGTGAAGAGGCCCACCTAATGGCGGCCGACGGCACCTTCACCCGCTATCCGTCGCTCATCGAGCCCCTGCCGCCGCTCGTGCGCAAGCAGCGCCGCCTCGCCCACGCGATCGCGCTGGTCGCCCCGGCGGTCCTCGACGAAAAAGCCGTGCGCGGGCAGATCGATCAGCTCCTAATCGCGGCGGGCCTGAAGAAAAGCGAAGTCGTGACGTGCCTCGGCTACGACGTGAAGCACCACGAGAAGGCGGGCCAGTCCTCGATCAACGCCGACAAGGTCATCGAGCAACTCGTGGCGAAGGGCGTCGCGCGCGAGGTCGTCGTCCAGGTCCTCAAGGACAGCACCGAGACCGGGGAACCCGCGAAGTTCGCCACTGTCACGCCGTCGAAGGGCGCGAAGGTGCGCGTGTAGCAGGAGCACAAGGATGGATCCGCGAACGCAAGCGACGGCCGGCGGCTACTACAACCCTTCGACGGACAGTTACGAGAGGCCCCAACCGATCGGGAGCCTCGCCGACATGCCCGAGTCCGCGTCGCATATTCGTGACGGCGTCGGCCTGGCCGAACAACGGCTCAGCGACATCCACGACGTCATCGGCCTGCTCGAAAAGCGGCTCGAGACCGTCCTGTCCCCGGCGCCACCGTCCCCCGTCAGCACCAACACGAGCAAACAGGCGGGCCCGCCGATGTCGCACGTCTCCGGGCGCATCCAGATCCTGAATGAAGGGTTCGCGCACGCGTCGTTCCGGCTGCGTGACCTCGCGAGACGCGTCGAGGTCTGAATTCCCCGTGGGACCGCGTACGGACCTCCTCGACGCGATCAGTCAGCGGTATCAAGAACTGCGATCGGTGTCGCCCGAGGAACGGCGATCGTTAGAGATCGAGATCCGCGCGTTGGCGGAAGAGTACAAGAGGACGACGACGCACGACGAGTCTCTGGCGCGACGGGTCAACGCCGACCCTCTGATCGCGGAGGCCCCGCATCGGCGCTACGGGTAGCGCGCTCCTCCTCCTGTACGACAGGCGGCGAGGGCAGGGCATCCAGTGCGTATTCGTCGACCTCTTGACGTGAGGGGGCGCTCATATCCGTCAGTCCTTTCCTTTGGGAACTACCACGTCGCCGCGATAGCAATCGCCCCGAGCAGCACGACGAGGATAAACAGCCAGTGCTCGCGCATGAAAGTCATGACGCCAACACCTCGACCAGCACGAGGCGGACCTCGTCTGGCGTCACCTGCATCCCCGAAAAGCCGGGCACATGCTCGCGGCCCGATAACTCGACCAGCCGCTCGATGATCCGATCGATCCGCATCGCCAACCACTCGCCCACGCTGTCAATCGACGTCGCCAGCCTCTCGGCCTCACTGGCCTGCTTGGCCGCTTGCTCTTCGTCGTCGCGGATCGCAGCGGCCGACTTGTCGGACACCACGCGGAAACCTAGAGCCTCTAAGCCATCGCGCACTTTTGAATACCCGGAGTCGTGACCCTTTCCGCTCACCGCAACATGGATGAGCAGCGTGCCTTGGATGTTCAGGGCGCGCGTTTCAAGGCTGAGACGATCGGTAAATTGGCTCATTTCTGTGTCCTGTTCTTTAGAAGTCGTTGCCGCTGTCATCGTCGTCGTCGGGATCGGCGCGCGGCTGGCTGAGTTTCCATGGGTGCGCGTCTACATCTTCGGGGCTGTCGGGCGGAGGGTCGCCTTGCGTGGCGGGCGTCTCAAACGCAGCATTCTTCAGCGCTAGTTGCCCCTTTGCGCTCGACGGGGCCACGAACGTCACGTCGTCCTGATCCCGCCAATCGAACCCAAAGGTCGTCAAGTGCGCCTCGCGATGGCCGTGGGGTCGCACGCACTGATCGTGGTTCCCCCATCGTGCCTCACACCGTTGGGAGGGGGCCGCAGGGGCGGCCGTGAGGAGGGCGGCTTCCAATTCGCAGATGCACTGCCACAACTGCGAGCGCCGGGCGCTATACGGCCAGCTCTCGTGCTCCTGTCGCCATCGGTCCAGCAGGCGGCGGATCTCGGCGCTCATCGCCCCTGCTCGCGACTCTTCCCCACCCACCCGGCCTCGCGACTGCGTTCGGCCGCGATCTGATCGAAGGCCTCGCGCGACTGACACTCGGGCCGTGTCCACCAGGAGTCTCGGGGCGGGTTGAGCGTCTTGCGGACGACAATGGTCTCGGCGACCGCGGGCACGGCGCCGACGGGACGGGGTTCCTTGCCACGTCGCCAGGGGGACTTCGAGATCATGAAACCAGACTCCAGAACAACGACGACGAGTTCTTCGCGCGCAGGGTCAATCCACGCCCGGTGACGAGGGAGACCCCGCAGAGCAGAAGATCGGTGGTCCGTGCATCCTCGGGAACGAGGGTCATGCGACCTCCAGCGGCAGGGCGTCTTGCTGAAGACGTCGTGCCGCGATTTCGCAGTAGCGCTCATCGAGTTCGATCCCGATGACCTTGCGCCCGAGTCGCTTGCCGGCGAGCAACGTCGTGCCGCTGCCCATGAACGGATCGCACACCACGGCGTCGCGTTTGGTGAACGTCTCGATCAGCCGGAGCATTAAGCTCTCCGGCTTTTGCGTTGGGTGGAGGCTCATCATGGCGGGCGTCGAACTGTGCGCCCACACCGACTCCTGACGCGCCCCGATTGGCCCATTGCGCGCGACCTGAATCAGTTCCCAGGTGCGTTTGAGGCATACCGCCGTATCGCCCCCGCCCCCGGCTGCGCCGCCTTTGTCCCACACGATCAGGTTGCGCCACCGTCCTGGCCAGGGCTTCCACGGACTCGCAAATACGACGGTCGGCACGACGAGCGATGCGGCCCACACAAGCACGAACTCCACCGCCGCTGTGTCGATGTCCCCTTCCACCCGACTCCAACCGTTCGAGCGAACCATGCCGTGATTTTCGAGCGCGATCCCGTAGGGTGGGTCAGTCACCACAGCGCCGGGCTTTAGCTCATGGACGACCTCACAGCAATCGCCGTGGTAGATCGTGATGCCCGACTGTTCGTAGTACGGCGTCATTCGTCTCCGTTCTGAGAGGATTCCCGCGCCGCCGAGGGCCTCCGATGCGAGGTTCTCCGACGGGCACTCGGTGTGCGGGACGTCGAGATCGCGCCTGATTCGTCGGTCACTTACTGCCCTTTCCGCTTCGTCGTGAACTTCGCGTAGTCGGCGGCCGCGAGCGCGCGGAGCTTCTCGCGCTGCGCCTCGTCGACCTGGAGACTGGTCCGATCCCGTCGCCGGCGCCGCCACTGCTGCAGCGCCGCCACGCCGAGGCAGATCCACAGGATCAGGATCGCGGCCGCGGCGCCCACGAAGATCGCGACGAGCGCGACGTCCCACCAGGTCATCGCTGCACCTTCGACCGACTGACCGCGCCGAACGCGACGTGCCACTGCTTCCCGAAGGCCGGTTCGACCTGCGCGCGGACCTGCCGGCGATAATCGTCTTCGTCGACGGCCGGCAGCCGGACCACCTCCCGCGTGTCGAGGGCCCACGGGTCCGGGCCCATCCACACGGTCGCGATGTACCAGTGCACCGCGTGTGTGACAGCGTCCATCACGGTTCGAGCGCCCACGTCTGGTTGCACCAGGAACACACCAGCCAGCCCGCCTTGAGTTTCGACAGCCGCGCGCCGGTCCGCTGACAGCCGGGACAGACGGCCGACGTGACGCGATTGCGGAGCGCCCGATCAGATGGGAGTTTCATCATCGCGCGCTGGCCGGCGGGCTTGAGGCCGAGTTTCGAATTGATGTGCGTCATGCAGAAAATCCTTTCGCCCCTCCTCCGCCGCGAGCCGGGCTTCGATCACGCGCTGATGGCGCCGATACCAGGCGATCGCCTCGATGCAGTCCAGAATGTTTGGACACATCGGCGTATGCGGGCAGCGATCCTTCCGCGCGAGGCGCGGGTCCGGCGAGGTGCGCTGGCGCAGCTCAAAGGCGGCTTCGATCTCGTCGTTCGTGAACGGCGGTTCGCGCTCGTCGTAGACCCCGTCCGCGTTGCACTTATCGAAAGCGGCCATGACGGGGCGGGCTCCTCAGGCGTCCGTGGGTTTTCTTGAACTTCGGCAGCAGCCGCTCGACCGCGCTCACCTGTATCGGAGTACCCAGATCTGCCTTCTCTTCTTCTGCAGATGCAGATGCAGATGCAGGTTCGACGGCTGTTCGGGGCTGTTCGAGAAACATTGGGGAATTCGCGACTTGTTCCTCTCGAACACCCCGAACAGGACCTCCCGAACACACGTCCGGATCGCGCCGCGGTTTTTGGGGTTGGGCGGTCCCATAGAGTTGGAGGCGGAGTTGCGCGCTCGCCCGGCCGGCGCGCGATTTGCCGTCACCGACGAAGGCGGCAAAGTCTCCTTTGACGCGTCGCAGCTTGAGATTGACGCGTCGTCGGCCCTGTCGCTTGAATTTGGGTTCAAGCGCTGGCCAGAGTTTCAGGAACCGCGCGGCCGAGATCTTCGGCACGAGCTTCGCGATCGCGCGCGGGTCCGACGGGATGCTGCCGTGCAGCGCCTGGTGATCGAGCAGCCGGCGGTAGATGCCCTCCTGCTCGTAGGTCATCAGCTTCACCGCTTCGTCGGTGTCGTAGTCCTTGGGGTACCACTGATAGGCGGGCGCTTTATTCGTCACGAGTGCGTGGCCTCAGAAGGTGTCGTCATCCTCGTCGTCGTCGGGATCGTCGAGCTCGATCTCCGCGGCGTCCTCCGCGTCCTCGTCGTGCTCGAGGGCCTCGGCCTCATCGATCTCGTCAGGCTCGGCGTAGTCGTCGGTGTCCATCGGGGCCGTCCTCAGAGCGTGTCGCCGTCTTTCGGGTAGTTGTGGGGGTTCAACCAGCGATCGGTCACGAGCTGCGCCAAGGCTTTTTTGCGGCGGGCCTGGACGACGTACCAGACGCCCATGCCGAGGAGGAGCACGCCGACGAAGAGCCCGGCGAGGATCACTCGCGATCTCCACCGTGCGAATCGATCGGCGACGGAGGCCTCGCCTCGGCGACGTCGGTGGGTCGACCATCCGCAGGCACGACGCCGCGCGTTTCGCCGCGCGAGCAATCCGAGCAAAAGTATTCGACCGCATCGAGGTACCGAATCCCCCGGTGCGCCAGACCGAGCACGATCACGTCGTGCTGCTGCCGTTGACACGCGAGCCACCAGCGCGGGCGCTTCATACGGTCAGCCCTTTCTGGTCGATCTGGTTGGCGATGTCGCGCAGGATCTCGGGCAGCGCGAGCGTGAGGTGCGGCGAGAGTTGTGCGGAGAAGCCACTCCCCTTCACGCCGTTGATCACGAGCAGCAGCACGCCGTCCGCCCGCGCTTTGTCGCGGACCTCCGTGGTCAGGTCGTCGTACTTTCCAGGACCGAAGGCCATCAGCGTCCTTCACCCGTTCGTCCGCGTCAGCGGGCTCGATCGCGGCCGACAGAGCCCACACCCACAGTCCACGTGATGGTCGTACTTGGGGATCGGCGGCGGCTCGTACGTGGGTCGATCGGTGTCTTCGGTGACGACGTCGGCGACCAGGCCGAATTTCAACGGAACGCGCGCCTGCTGGAGCTGCACAACGTCCCTTCAGATCACGAGCCGCGCCGGATAGACGCCCTGCAGCGCCGGCGACACGGGCGCGTGCATCGCCCGGAGCTCCTTCTCGAACGCCGACGCGTCCAGATCTTTGTGCACGGCGATCCGGGTCACGAAGGCGTGGCAGGCGATGCCGTGCTCGGTGTGGCCCTCCCAGATGCGCGCGTCGACTTCCCCGCCAGCGGTCACGAGGGTCACGATCTTGTCGGTGGAGTGCAGGGTCACGGTCATCGTCGTCGGCTCCATTCGTCGCGGTTCACGAACTGCGCGTGCTAGCCCGTGGCAGTCCGCCGCACACGCTGACCGGTTGCCTCTCCCGGGCGCGAGACGTCATCGGAGGCCCGGGCGCTGCCTTGCTCAACGGCCCGTCGTACCACGATCGCCGACGCCGACAAGGGGACGGTGCGGCCCCCCGCGTGCGTCGCGCAGAACGCCGCTAATCCGTTCTCGGTCATGCGCCCGCACCGACGGGTTCGTACACGAGCTCGCGGACCGCCGCGTCGCGGCGTTCGACGAACCGCCAGCCGTGGCAGTTGACGTCGGGGCACGTGCACGGCACGAGGTCGAAGGGGGGCGTCACCCGGATGCGCGTGATGTTGCGGGGATCGGCCGCCCACTTCGCGAATTCGGCGCGCGTCCAGCGATCGCGCGGTGGAGACATTCACCCCGCCTTTCGAAGCTCGCGCGCGACGTATTCGTGCCGCCACGGCGTGCCCTTCCGCGTCGTGTGGCCGTCCGCATTCAAGTCGTCCGCGATCCGTCGGGTGCTGCGGCCATCCGCCCGAAGCGCCCGGATCGTCGCAAGTAACCGCTGCTCGACCGGCGCGGGCTCCAGCCGCACGCCGTCCGCGGCGAGCTGGGACCCGAACGGAAGATTCCCCACCCGCTCACCCTTGGCGCGCTTGGCGGCCAGCGCGGCCTTCGTCCGCGCGCTGATGATCAGCCGCTCATATTCGGCGAACGAGTCAATCAGTCGGCGCAAGAGCACGCTCGACGGGTCGTCGTTATCGGTGCCCTCGCCGGCCGCCGAGACGACGCGCGCGCCGCGCTTCAGAATCAGGCGTTCGATCATGGCGACCTCGATCACGTCGCGGCCGAGGCGATCCCGCTTGGCCACGAGGAGCACGTCTCCGCGCCGGAGCGCGCCCACCGCCTGCACGAGGACCGGGCGCGCCGCAATCGAGAGCGCGCCCGAGACCCCGGCGTCGACAAACACGTCGCGCAGCCCCAGGCCGAGCCGATCGGCCGTGGCGCGCACGCTGGCCCGCTGGGCGTCCAGGCCGAGGCCCGACTCGGCTTGCTGGTCGGTCGAGACGCGCAGATACCCGATCGCGTTAAGGCACCGGAACCCTGTGGCGTCACCGTCCGGTCGGAACGCGATCCGTGATGGCACCGGGGGGCCCGACGCTTTCGCCCCCATCCCTTGGGGCTGATCGCGACGCCCTCCACGAGGCTTTTGGGCATCTGCTAAAATGCGGTCTTCGTGCATGGCTCAGGACTCCTCCGGGTCCGGTCATGTGTGTCCTGGCAGGTGGGCCGCGGTGGTTGGTAGCTTCTGCGGTCCCCTGCCCTACAACTCTCAAAACTGCACTTGCCTGATGCAGTTTCCCGTGCGTCAATTCATTCGGGCCGGCCGCCAGCACCGATCCGTGATCAGGTGATCGGGAACCTCTGGCGAACCGGCCCTCTCTTGGGTGTAAATCACGGAATCCTCTCGACACCGTCGTCGTCGGAGTCATCCTCGTCGTCGTCATCCTCGTTCGTGAGGTTGTTATCGAAATCGCCGTCCGGGTCGTCGTTGTCGAATGCGTCATCACGAACCGGCAGCGCGCGTTCCGGCGGCAGCTGCACGCTCATCAGCGGCCGCGGCTGCGCCTGCTCTACCGCTTTGTAGGCCGCCTCCTGCGTGCACGGCGTGATGGCGTAAATGGAGCCGGCGCCGATCAACTTCGTGTAGCCGGCGACCGCGCCTTCCTTCACGGTCGTCCCGGCGGGCACGTAGCCGCGCTCGCTGATGTAGCCGGGCGCCTTCATGGTGCGCTCCCGTTCTTCGAGCGCGGGCACGTCGATGCGGAAGAGCACCGCCTGGCCGTAGGCCTCCGTCGTCACGTAGCCGACGTAGCGCTGATGGCCGAGCACGTCCACGATCGCCCAGCCGTCGAAGCGCGGACTTGCCGCGGGCTCGCTCATCGTCACGGTCCCTCATTCGCGCCCCGCCCGAGCGCCCGTCCCGCCCACGACCACTGCTTCGCCGCGAGCACGTCCGCCAGCACCACGCGCCGACTCCCGCGCACCGTCGTGAACGCCAACTTGCCGTGCTGCATCCAGTAGTAGAGAACGCGGCGGGAGACACCTGCGGCCGTCGCGGCCTGGTCAACATTGAGCGTCACCAACAGGTCGATCGGCATGCTCAGATCCGCCGCGGGTCCGCGCGGCTCTCGCCGTACTGGTGCGCGACCGCCTGGCCGCGCAGTTCACTGACACACACGCGGATGCCCCAGCGGGCCCCGTCCGACGACGCCGTCGGCGCGTAGAGCCGCACGTGCCGCATCCCGCGCAAGGCTTCCTCGAGCGCCGCGGCCTGGTCGTCCTCGACGTCGTTCGCAATCCCCGGTAGCCGGGCGAGGAGATCGGGATGCGCCTGCAGCCAGGCGAGGCGCTGCTGATGTTGCTGCTGGCGCTTGGGGCCGGAGAGGTGGTGGCTCATGCGATCGCCCGCGCAGTCTCAGGTTTTCTCAGGTCGGTCACGCGACGTCCTCCGCCAGGTCGGCGAGTTCGTCGAGCTGCCGGCGAATCTCCCGAATGACGCGCCGCGCGCGCGCGTTCCGGTCGGCGATCGGGCCGAACCGCTCGACCAGCTCCGCGCCGAACTTCGCTGCGAACAGCGGACCGAGGACCTCGAGCTGCTCGAGCCGCAGCGTGCCGTCCTTCAACTGCCGCGACAGATGGCCTTCGTGGATCTGGAGGTCGATGGCCGCGGCGCGCGCATTGCCGCTCGTGATGCGGAGGGCGTCCCCGGCGACATCGCGCAGGCGGCAGGTACACACCGGCGCAAGTTGTTCTGGCTGACTTGCCGGCCCGGGCGTCGGCACAGTGGGGGCCATGCCCTTACCGGCCGTTCCAACGAGCGCCGCGTCGCGCGAAAGCCGGCACTGGAGTCCTTACCGGCGGGTGTGCTATAAGGGGCCGTGCCCGGCGCGAGTCGGATTCCGATTACGAGTCGGAATCAGATTCTTCACCGATCATCCATTATCGGTCCCTACGCGAATCCCGCCAATTCCTGACAGTAATCTTTGGCGTCTGCCCGCAAACCACTACGGTTCAGACTCACAACGCAATCCCCATCAACTCGTCGACCGGGACGCCGGTGCGCTCCGTCGTCCGCTGCAGAATGCCCTTGCGCGGCGTCTGCACCTTCGTCTCGAGCTTGTAGTAGTAGCTCTGGCTGATCCCCAGATGCTCGGCCGCCCGGCGCTGCGTAAAGCCCATCGCCTGGCGCCACGCCAGGAGACTGCTGTACGGCTTCAGCGGTTTCAGGCGACGTTTCCGTGCCGTGCGGTCGTCTGCACTCATCGTGCGCGGATAATATTCCTGTACGTGTTGGTGCGTCAAGCCCACTTTCGCGCCGGGTGTGAGTCCGAAACGTAAGCCGTTGTGGAATCAGCACGTTACGAATACGCTACGGCCGCTATGACGTTGGCCGAGCGCGCCGTGCTGCGGATTCGGGAGGAGATGACGGAACGCAAGATCAGCCAGCGCGATCTCGCCGAACGCCTCCGCTGTTCGCAAGGCCGCGTGGCGAAGCTGCTCAACGGCGGCGTCCGCTTGCGGCTCAATGATGTGGGCGTGCTGGCCGACGCCGTCGGCATCACGGTCGTCGAAGCGCTCCGCGATCGGGGGCTCGAGTTCTACGCCGAGCTGACGCCGAGCGAGGTCCGCATCCTCGAGCGGCTCCGGCGCCGGCCGACCGCGCTCCAAGGCGCGCTCCTGATGCTCGGCCTCCCGGACGAGACTCCAACCGTGAAACGGACCGTGTCGAAACAGCACACCCGCAAACCCAAATAGCGTCGTTGGCCGACGCTTTCGGCGGACTCCCCTTTGCTGATGAGTTCCGCATGGTGCAATGGGAGGCCCCGGTGTCGCTCCACGCGCTCACCCGGAAACTCGCCCACCTCGCCCGGGTCGACCCGGACGCCGCGCGCGGCGTGGAGTTGCTCGTCGACGATGCCCTCGCCCGCCATCAGGAACAGGCCCGCGCCGAACGGCTCGCGCGGTTCGCTCGCCTCCGCCGGGTCAAGTAGTCGTTCTGGAGGATGTCGCGATCAACCGGGATCGCTGACCCGAGGTCTGCCGCGCCGAGGGTATGGGTCGCCCGAGATCGCGCATGAGTCTCCCGGTTCGTCGTTCTGTCGACCGCCGACAGGTGTAGACTCCTGAACGCCGCATCGCCCGCGGCGCCATTCCAGGAGGTGTGTGCATGCTGCTTAACTTTGCGAAGAAGCTCCGCTCGGACATCAAGACCGGGGGCGGGGCCACGGTGGACGGGCCGGTCGGCACGCTGACCGTGATCGAGCTGTACCCCCAGCTGCGCTACGGCGACATCGAGGGGATCGGCCCGGTGACGATCGATGCCGAAGGGAACATGGTCGGCTTCAGCCCGGTCACGCGGTGCCAGGACAAGCACGGCGAGACCGCGTGGATCCCGACCGAGCTGGTCCGGAACATCCGCCTGCAGCCGTTTGTCGGCGTCCCGACCGGGAAGGCGGGCAAAGCCGAGACGAAGTAGGGGGGACGAAGCCCGCCGGCTCGTCAGGATTCATCGGCTACACTGGATCCCGCATGTCGGCCCGTCCTCGCGCGCTGGCCCTGGCCGAAGCGATTCGGGCGCTCCTCGAGGTGAGCGGCGCCACGCCGGCGGAGCAGTACGGCGCGCTCGCGATCGCCGGGCAGCTCGTGCCCTTCACGGGTACGGCGTACGAGCGGCCATCTGCCGAGGGCTTCACGTTCCAACGGCACTTCGACCAACTCATCGACCGCCTGTCGGCCGACGCGCTCACTGCCGCGGCAGGTTGAGGCGCATCAGGAGGTCGAGCAGGTCCGCCGCCTCCGCCTGGTCGAACCGGGCGAGGAGCGGCGCCGCGCGGGCGAGCAACGCCTCGCGGTGCACGCCGACATCGCGTTCGAAGTGCGCATCCTCGCGGTCCTTGAGCGCCAGCCCCATTGCCGCGACGGTCGTTTGCAGATCGAGAATGGTCCGGAGTAACTGCACGATCGTGCGCGCGAACGTCTGATCGTCGATGGGCATTCAGTCGTCTCCTTGAGTGCACGCGGTGCACCCTACCGCCAGGCCGGTCCACTGGCAAGATGCGCCCGTGCCGCGCCGCGGCTCTCGATCGTCAGCAGGTGCCCCGGCTCGGGGTTGCCCCGGATCTGGAGCAGCGCCGCGTGCGCGAACTGATGACACCGGAGGCACGTGTGGACGACGTTCTCCGGGCGCCATTTCCCGCCGCGCCTCCTGCCGCAGTCCGTTGACGCGCGCGTACTCCGCGTCGACCTCCGCGAGGAACACCCCGGCCACCGTCGCGTACGTCGCGATCTCCTCGGCGTTGCGGTGGTAGCGCACCAGGAAGGTCTGCAGGTGCGGCGGGAAGCGGTCGTCGAAGCTGAGGAAGTCGCACCACGCGGCGCCGCTCACCCACAGGTTGTGCACGATCTGCGGCAGGTGATCGAGCGGGACCGTGCCGGCCGTCAGGTACGTCAGGTGCGTCGCCGACTTCGGACACTTCACCTCGAGGATCCCGGCCATCGCGCCGACGTGGCCGTCGAGCGAGCACCCGACCGCGAGCGTGTCGTGCGCCAGGAACCCGGTGCGGTGCACCAGATGGCCCGTGCGCGCTTCGTAGGCCGCGACCGCCTGCGGTTCGACCGCGACGGCGCGGCGCATCTCCGGACTCACGTATCCCTCGTCACCCGGCGTGCCGGTCAGGCGCTCGAGCACGAGTTGTGTCCGCAGGTCGCGCCGCGACGCCGACGCGTCCCCGCTTTTCGTCGTCGCCATCATGGCGCCGGCGCGACTGCCAGTCAGCCGGCCGAGGCGCGCGATCCGCCAGGCCGGCGAGCGCTGCGCCGCATCGACGACGGTGAAGGCCGGCGCGGGCGGCGCGACGAGGGTCAGGCTCATGACGCCCTCGGGCCGATGGTGCGCGCCGCGATCGCCTTGAACTCCTGCCAGGTCGCCGGCGCCGTCCGGGTCAGGTGTTCGCGGTAGTCGTTCGACGACTCATACCAGGTCTTCGTCAGCTCGAGGGTGCCGAGCATGGCCTTCCCGCGCAGCACGTCGAGCCACGCCAGATACCCGCTCGGGTGCATCGTCGGCGCCGCGACCGGACGGGACTCCGGCGTCGGCTCGTGGGTCACCGCGTCAGCGTCGTGGTCGCCCTCGGTCGGGATGCAGAAGGTTTGCAGCGCCGCGTACTTGTAGGCCGCGCTCATCGCCTTGTTCGTCGCCTTGTCGGCCGAGTCCATCGCCTCGCCGTAGGTCTTCACGGTGTGCATCGTGCCGTCCGCGGCGGACACGAAGTCGAATTCCACTTCGACGGTGACGTAGAACAGCACGCCGCCCTTTTGGGTCGCGCGCTCGACGACGGTGCGCGAGAGGACGCGCGGCAGAATCACGAGCCGGTATTTCGCGAGTAGCGGCGACAGGGCGTTGAGCACGTCGTCGATGCCGCGGAACGTGTAGTGCTGCTGCTCGTTGCGCCGCGCCTTCGCGAGGCCCGCCTGCCCGATGTCACGGGACACGGCAGCGATGCACTCGTAGACGGAGAGCGACTTGTCGACGTTGAGGACGGCCATTATGCGATCTCCTTCACGGCGGCCGCGGGCGGGCGGACCGTTACCATGCGCAGTTGATAGGCGGACGTGTGGGCGTCGCGTTCGTCGCAGCATTCATCGCAGAGCGCGCCGGTTTCATCGGGGCGGTTCCGAAAGTCGCGGCCGCAGTCGGTGCAGGGGACGGTGTCTCCGTGGTTCATGCCGCCCTCGCGATCCGCAAGGTCACCGGCTGCGCGGCGAGCAGAATCATGTGGAGCGCGCGCTCGAACTCCGTCGGGAAGCTGCGGACGTGGACGTAGCCGCTCGCGTAGGTGATGTAGAGCAGGACCATTTACGCATCCTCCCGTTCGAGGCGCGCTTTGCAGGGGAGGCAGAGACCGTGCGAGGCCGGGAGGACGCCGTCGCGCATCTGCAGGGTGCACCAGGCGCAGATGAGACGGGGTTCGCGGACGACCTCGACGGACGCGTAGGGGAAGACTTCGGGCCGGAGGAACGTCGGAATCATCGGGAGCCTCTTTTGCCTGGCGGCGGGGCTCCCCTTACACTGTGGGCAGCCCGGCGACCGTTACTGCGGTTGACGGGTTAGAGGGCGGTCGGTGTTATCAGCACCGGCCGCTCTCGCTCGGCTCGACTTCCTGAATCTTACTCCCTGCCCTTGCGCCTGTCAAGGATAAAGTATATACTCCGTGGCATGCCGATTGTCCGCAAGCTGCAAGCCATCGGCGGGTCGCGGGCCCTGATCATCCCGCGCGCGTTCCTCGACCAGTTGGGGCTCGATAACAATTCGGAGGTCGAGGTGTCGCTCGAGGGCGACCATATTGTGATCGTCCCGCACCGGCCGACTAAGGCCGCACGTGTGAAGCTGGCGACGAAGGCGAAGGGCTAGATGGCGGACACGACGACCGCGACGGCGGCGGCCGGCGTCTCGTTCGGGAGCGCGCTGGCGATCACGATCTCGTGGAGCCTCTATCACTCGCTCGTGTGGGCAATCGTGCACGGCTTTTTCAGTTGGCTCTACGTGATCTATTTCGCGTTCACACGGGACTAAATGACCGACGACGAGCGGTTCCGACTGGATCAGGCGCAGCGGGCGACCTACGACGCCGCGAAAGCGGACCTCTCGCGGGCGCGCCAACTCGCCGTGGATTACGGGCGGGCCCTCGAGGGACTCGGGAAGACGCTCCAGGAGCTCCCGCAGAATGTCCACCTCTGGAAGAAGGAGAACGGCGCCGCGGAATGGCGTTGGACCTTCTCGCCCTACGGCCAGGGCCTCAAAGAAGTGACCGTGCCGGAGTGGGCAGAGATCGAACAGTTGGCGCACACGATCAGGCGCCTGGCCGCGGAGATCCCCCCGCTCGAACAGGCCCTGCGGGATCGGCGGCTGATCGAATGACCCGACGCACCCTGCTCGCGAGTCTCGCCGCGCTGGTGGTCGCGCCGTGCGTGCCGACGCCGGCGCCGCGGCATGCTGCGCGCGCTCTTCCGGCGCTCGAACTCTCGGCGGAGGCCGCCCGGCGTGCGATCGACGCTGAGATGGTCCGAGCGTCCCTCGCGCTCGACGAGCTCGGGCGGTATGCCAACCAGGTGATCGCCGACCTGCGCGCCAACAAGCTCGCGACGAAGGCAAAGGGCTAGATGGGGATCACCATGAAAGTACTCGCCCGCATCGACGCATCGTCTCTGGTGACGCTTGCGGACGAAGTGACCGGCGTGCGGTTTCAGATCGTCGCGCCCGAGTTCTCGTGCTTCGACTATTCCGCCGTCTACTGTGAATCAGCCGAGGACGTGCTGGAGCTCCTGCGGCAACTGAAAGCGTGGCGTCTCCGGGCGAATGCCGGCGCGACCGGGATGGCTGACGCGAGGCCTTCCGGATCGAAGGGTGGGGATGGCGGAGATCGCGTCCAGAGGTCTTCGTGATCGCTTTTTGGATCCCCTGATGCCTGAGACTCCTGACTTCGAGTCGCTCGCCCGCCGGATCGCGCACTTCTTCTCGCCCGCGGCGCAAGGGGACGCCCTCGACCCGGCGCAGGCGCTCCGGTTGGTGTGGAACGCCCGCGGCGCCGCCGACCTCGTGAAGCTCGAGGCGGAGTTGACGAGTCAGATGGGCGCGACCGCGAGCGGCCCTTACGTGAAGAACCTCGATCGCGCGCTGCGCGCCCTCGATCGATAACTTCGCTCTCCGTTCTTCTATTCGTCTCCCCAGCTCAACCGATAGTCAGAGTGTCCCATGCAAAATTACATACTCCTCGCCGTCGCCTGCGTCGTGTGTGCCTCGTGCGGCGGGAATTCAAGCACCGGGCCATCGCCCGTGCCCCCGCCGGTCGTCATCCCGCCGATCACCCTGACCGGCCATGTCACCGCGACCAACGGCGGCCAGCCCCTCGCCGGCCTCGCCGTGGACCTCGGCGGCCAGGTCGCGACGACCGACGGCGCCGGCGGCTTCGCGGTGCAGCTGGCGCCAGGCGCCCCCGGGCGGCTGCTGCTGAGCGGGGCCGGGATCGTGCCGCGGTCGCTCCTCGTGGCGGTTGGCGCGACGCGCGAGGTGAGTGTTGAGATGTTCGGGCCCGGCTTCGACCTCGACTACTTCCGCAAGATCGCACGCGACGGCGTCGACTCCCCGACCAACCTCCAGCCCTTGCGCCGGCTCGTGCAGGCGCCGACCGTGTATCTCCGCACGGTTGATGAGGCGGGCGCCGCGATCGACGCCGCGACGTTGAACGCCACGGCGGCGGCGCTGATGAGTGTCGGGGGCTCGTTGACGGTGACAGGCGTTGAACGTGGCACAGAGACGCGCGAAGGCGTCGCGGGCTGGCTCACCGTCAAGTGGCCGAGCCCGAGGCTCGCCGGGCTGTGCGGCCGCTCGTCAGTCGGCCGAGACGGAGGGGCGATCGAGTTGAACTACCTGAGCCCCACGTGCGGGTGTGGCGCGTCGAGAATCCGACCGACGCACGTGCGGCACGAGCTCGGGCACGCCTTCGGGTTGTATCACACGGACACCGCCAGCGACCTGATGACCGGGTCCGCGGTGTCTGAATGCGATCGACGGCTCACCGCGCGAGAGCAACAGTACGCGGGCTTCCTCTACGCCCGCCCCGTCGGCAACACCGATCCCGACGTCGATCCGGCCGGCGCCGTCACGCTCGCACCGATGTCCGCGCGCTAAGTCTTCGGCGGCGGCGGCACGGTCAACGCCCCGACATAGCGATTCGTCAGGCCCCGCGCCTGCGTCGCCTGCAGCGCGGCGAGCTGCGTCGCGATCAGCCCGCGGTCGCGCGCCAGCGAGTCGTTGATCCCCTGGAATTGCTGCGCCAGCAGCTGCACGTAGCGGGCGAGGTTCGCGAGCTGCAGTGACAGGTTCACGAGATCGCCGGCGATCGGCGGCGCGGCGACCGGATCGGCGACGGGCTCGTCCACCGGCGGATCTTCGACGGGTGGCGCCACGGCCTCGAGGTCGAACGGCTCCGCGACCGTCCCCGGCGCGGGCGGCCCCGCCGGATGCCACTGCCAGGACGGCGTGTTCAGGTTCGCCGGCGGGCCGCCCTTGATCAGACAATCCACCCAGCCGTCGAGGAACGTCACCGCGTCGATCGAGTAGTCCACACCGCGGTACCGGTGGTTGTTGCCCGACGCCTTCCGGGTCAGCTTCGCGCCGTCGTGCCGTAACCGCCAGGCGGTCGCTGCGGTGATGAGAAACGCGTGCTCGTTCGAGGTCTGGGGGCTCGGGATCACGCCGCGCGCAATCAGGTCCTGTTTCACTTCCGCGACGAGATAGGTGCGGTCCGTCATCAGCGTTAGCCCATCGCCTTTCCGAAATGCAGATGCTCGAGCAAGAGCACGGAGAGCGGCACGCCGTTGACCCACACATCGGCGATCCACCGTCCGAACGTCTGCCGGTCCTTGAACGTCTCGATCACGAACTGCGCGGCGGGCGCGAGGAGAATCAGCGCCGCGGCCACCTGCGCCGCTTTCCCGGCCTCGGTGTTCATCTCGAAGGCGGACCAGTCCCGCAAGCGAATGTGCGCGTAGCAGTGGACGTGCATCCCGAGATCCACGTTGAACTCAAACGTGTCGCCGTCAATCACCCGGAGGCAGATCGCGCGGTAGCGATAGGCGGGCTCGATCACTGCCCCCGTGCCTGCATCGCCCGCATGATGTCCACGCGAGCACATCGCGCCTCGTCCAAGACCGTGTCGTAGATGATGAAGTGTCTCGGGAAGTTCCCTTTCCCGAATCGCTTCACGGCCAGCCACCGCCACCAGGACAACGGACTGAAATACCGAAACGATGAACGCGACTGAATGCAATCGCGGAATCGTTCGTCGGCCTCGTCCTTCGTGACGGGAACGGCGCGAGGCGTGAGGCCCGTGACGTAGGCGTAGTCGTGCTCCCAGCAACAGACCACATCGACCTCGAGCGCGTGCGTGCAGCCGTCCGACCCGATCCTCTCCGCCAGCGCCTTCAGTTCGTCGTGATAGCTGCTCATGGTGCACACGGCGCGATCACGACGGTCGGACTGCCGGGCATCCCGGCCATCGGCTGGAAGACGTGGTAGCACCGTGCGCCAATCTTGATGAGGGACACGGTGTAGCGCCCGTCGAGAATCTGGTCCCACAGGACTTGCACGGGCATCAGTTTCGGCTTGGGGGTCGTCCGCACCACGGGGCCGCCCTCGACCGGCGTGGCCTTCTTCGCCGCATCACTCTTCGCCGCCGCCTCCCGCGCCTTCTCTGGCGTCGGTTGGCTGCGCGGATCGTTCGGGCCGTAGCGCGGGAGCGCGTCCGGTGTTGGAGGCTGCGCGCTGACCATCACCACGCACCCGACGATCGCCAGGACGTGGAGCGCCTTCCACACGTTGATCGGAGCGTTCATCGTTTGTCCTCCGCTAGGAGCCGCTGCGAAATCCGGTACGCCGCGCTCGTGTCCTGATCGATCCGTGCGTGCTGCCGCGCGTAGGCTTCCTCGACCGTCAACTCCTGGTCGAGCAGCGCTTTGATCTCCTCGGCCTCCGCCTGGTCGGCGAACCACAGGAGGCGCGTCCCGAACGTGACGCCCGCGTCGCCGCGCGTGCGCTGGCCCGAGCGCCGGTGGAGCATCCAGCCGGACTGCCCCTCCTTCAGCGAGCGGCAGATCCGCCACTTCGAATGCCGGCGCGGCAGGCCGTCCAGGCGAGGGGTCATCGGAACACGTATTCCAGGTGTCCCGGATCGTGCGGGTCTTTCCAGCGCCCGCCCCAGCGCAGGCCGAGCGCCTCTCCGAGCTCACCGATGACCGCCCATGCGGGATCGGCGTCGTCCCACTGGAGCTTGTCGGGCCCGTGGAGCTGGTAGATCGCGTAGGGGCAGAGATCGATCGCGTCGGCTTTGTCGTTGTCGGCCGTGCGGGTCACGAGGCGGCGCAGCCGTCGCGGCAGGTGCTTCGAATGCGCGGTCTTGCTCGTCCCGTTCGCGAGGTTCGCCTGATGCTCGGCCACCGTCCGCGACGTCTGCACGATCAGCACGCAGATGCCGCGTTCGACCAGGCGCGCGAGGACTTCGATCGCCAGCGGCTTGAAGTCGGACGAGAGGCTGTCGAGGGCGCGGTCCATCAGCGCGGCTCCGGCTTCCCGTGGCGGCGCGACGCATTGACGACGTCGGTCACGCGGTCGTTCAACGCGATCGCGTCGGCGGCGTCGTGCGCGATCGCGGCCGGGTCGCGCGGCGCCGGCCACTGGATCACGCGGAAGGTCATCCGGCAGGGGGCGGCGGCGCACGTATAGTTCCCGTCCGCGTCGGCCGCGACGCCGGGGGCCGTCGCCACGCCGCAGTGGGGGCAATACATACAGATCATCGGGGCACCGGCTGCGGCGGCGTGGACGGGAGCAAGGTATGCGGCGCCGCCGGGACGTAGATGACCTGCGGCGCGGGCGCGGGCGCGGTCGACGTTTTCAGGAAGAAGGTCGCCAGCGTGACGAGCACGACGAGGATCGCGACGGCCGTCGTGATGAACGTCTTGTTGTCGGCCTGCTGCTGGTGGGCGCCCTTGCCCGCGGCCTGGCCTTCCTTCAGGCCCTGCAGATCGCTCCGCAGGTTCTTGAGTTCCGTGTCCATCTCCGACCGGGACGCGAAGCGGGTTTCCCGGTCCATCATCGCGGCGCGCCATTCGTTCGCGTTCTCGCGCCACTTCTCGGCGTTGACGTCGGACTTGACGATCGCCTTTTCCGAGGCGGCGAACGCGGCGTTGGTCAGCGTCTCGGCGGACTTGAGCGCGGCGTCGACCGCCGTCTTGGCCGTGGTCGCCCGCTCGTTATACTGCGCGGCGCGCTCGTCGATCGTCGCACGCAGCGTCTGGAGCTCGGCGAGCGCGTACTCCTTCAGCCCGCCGAGTTTCTGATCGAAGAGCGCCGCGAGGGCCCGCAGGTGGTGGTCGCTGCCGCCGACGAGCAACTCCGCGTAGTCGCGCAGCGAGACGTCGGTTTCGCGGAACGTGTGCGGGGGGCGCTCGGTCATCAGTCCCCGCTCGTCGTCGGCGTGTCGATCTTCTCGACCGCGACGGCTTGCGTCGATCCGGGCGCGATGAGGGCGACCGGGCGCTGCGTGATCGTGCGCAGGTAGATGTTGATGGCCTTGACGACGATGCCGTAGAGGACGAGATAGCGCGGCGGAATGAGGACGAGGAGGTCGGTATCGAGGAGCGGCACGAGCGCGACGGCGATAAGAACCGCGTTCGTGCGAAACGTGCGGCTGTTCCAGAGCGAGATCGCCCAGTAGGTCACCGTCGGCGGCGGGCGGATGGGCTCGGTCATGGCAGCGCCTTGTAGATCGCGAGGATCCGGTTGCGCAGCTGCAGCTTGGTCAGCAGCGGGCCGGGGATCGTTTCCCAGAGCCCCTGCACGACGGCGCGCAGGACCTTCTGATCGACATCGCCCACTGCGTCGAGATCGGCGAGCGTCGCGGCGTCAATCACGACGGTGTCGAGGAGGGTCTGCGCCTGCGCTTTCTGCGGGTCCGTCGCCTCCGGGAGAAAGAGGACGCGCCAGGTCGCGCGGTTCGCGACGTCACCGATCGACACGCCGACGATCGGAATGTTCTGCGCCCTGAGCGTTTGATCGACGAGTCCGGCAATGGAGGCCATTAGCCCTCCACCCAGCCGGTCATCCCGCAGATCTGGCTCGTCTGGTACCCGTTCGTGTACCAGGTAGCGACGAGCGTCCCCGGCGGCACGCTTTCCAGCCAGTTGTACGCGTGATAGCCGACGACCGGCTTTTTCGTGATGGCGGCGGCGAGTGGGCCATACACATTCGCCGCCGAACTCGCGCCGGTGCCGCCGACCATCCCGGCGACATAGGCGGTCGTTGAGTCTTCGCCAATGCCGGTCTGCTGCGACTGCCCCGCCGAACTGTTTGCCGAAAAATGCGTCACCTGCAACCGCAGCGTCACTTCGGCCACGCCGACAATCAGCTCGACGCGGTTCGCGGTATTCGCGTTCACTTGCCGGATCGTGGCGCTGGTGTACGTGTAGTTCCCGTCGGCGCCGAGCCGCTGCAGCGGGCGCTCGTCCCGGTGGTAGTAGTTCCACAGGAATCGCTTCGCGCCGCTGTCTTCGGTCTGCCCGGAGACCGCCGTCGTCCGGAACGATCCGAGATAGCGCCGCGTCAGGTCCGCCGACTTCGTGTAGCTGCCCGTCGTCGTCAGCACGATCGCGGTCGCCCGCGTCGTGTCATTCGTCCACGCCAACGCTTCGAGCGTCGCGACCCCCGCATTGCTGTAGGCGAAGAGGTCGTACATCGTCGACGTGGTCGCCGGCACGGCGATCGAGAACTGCGCGGAGGTCACCGTCGTCGCCACGCCCGCGCTGTCATAGAGCGCGATCCGGTTGCAGCCTTTCGGCGTCGCGTAGATCGTCGTCGCCGCGGTGACATCGGCCGTCGTCACCGGCACGCCCGTCGTCAGCGTCAGGCGGAAGCAGTTGACGCCGTTGTCGGCGTTCGGCGGCGCCGGGATGCCCGGATTCGCCCCGAGGATGAGCGTCGTCGTCGAATCCGCGATCCCCACGACGCGGCTGTTCGCGGGCGGGGTCGAGGTCAGCGCGCCGGCCGTGCCGACGTAGTACGTCGTGCCGGCGGTCAGCGCTGTCAGGCCGGTCACCTGGCCCGCGAGGCGGATTGAGCCCGACGCCCCGGCGCCGATCGACGCCGGCACCATGCCGACCGACACGGCCGCCGAGCTGCTATACGTGTTCGCGCTGTCGGCCTTGAACCAGAGGCCCGCGGTCTTCCCGCCCGACCCGTCCGAGAGGTAGACGACCTGGCCCGCGGTCAGCGCCTCGCCGGCGGCGCCGGTGATGTCCAGGTTGACGGAGCTGCCCGGCACCGCGAGCACGTGATCGACGGTGCGCATGACCGCCGCGTGCGCGGGCGGCGTGCAGGCCGCTTCGTAGGTGAACTTGTAGGAGGAGCCGGCCGAGAGCCACGCGGTGAAGCGCCCGGCCGAATCCGCGACGATCGGATTCGTGTTCGGCGTCGCGAGCGTCACGTCGGTGTAGGTCGCGACCGGCGTCGAGGTGCCCGCGATGTAGCTCCACACGCACGCGCCCGAGACCGGGTTGCCGTTGCTGTCGAAGACACTCTGGTACGGCGTCGGCATCGGGGTGCCCGTCGCCGCGTGGAGCGGCGCCGCGAGGGCGACCACGGCCAGGAGCGCGATCGCCGCGCGTCGAAGACTCTGTCTCACCATTTGCCTGTGCCTTCGCGGTGCGCGACCGCTTTCGCGACCTCGGCGGGCGTCGCGCCGCCGAGCCGGGCGGCGAGCTCGCGCGCCTGTTTGACGGCCGCCATCGCCTCGGGCCCCTTCAGGCCGCGTTTGAGCAGCCGCAGAAATTCCTTCGTCTCGGCCGCCGTGAGCGCGATGCGGTCCGCGGCCGCGGGCGCGGCGGCGGCCGCCTGCGCCACCGGGGCGGCCTGCTGGCTGGCGCTATAGGTCGCCCGGCGGGCCGCGAGGGCCGCCTCGTTCAGCGCTTTCTGATCGGGCAGGGCGGCGGCGGTCGACGGCTTGGGCACCAGCGTCGGTCGCGCGGGCATCGGGATGGGAGCGCGCGCGGCGGCGAGGGCGGGTGCGGCTTCGGCGACGGGTGCGGCGACCGGAGCCGCGCTCGTTGGCGCCGCGGTCGAGGCGGCGGGTGCGGATCGGGGCGCGCGGGCCGCCGGCGCGGCCTTGACGGGCGCGCCTTTCTTGTAGCCCGACACGGCGATCGCGGCCGCGACCGCCAGCGGCGACGGGATCCCCATCGCCTCCAGGGCGTGCTTCGTCGCCTCGTACTTCACCGCCGGCGCGGCTTGCTCGACGACCGCCTTCGCGCCCGCCACGGCGCGCCCGGCCATGCCGACGCCCGCGCCCGCAATCGCGCGGGCGATGCCGATCGGCGCCAGCACGGCGAGCTCGGGCGGCATGCCGAGGAGGCTGTTATCGACGCGCGTGCGCTCACTGCCGCCGGACGCGGGATGCCACACCTTGCCGCCGATGCCGCGATCTTCCCACGTGCCCGCCGGCGCCGCCGCCGCCGGCGTCCCGGCACTCGGATCCTCCGACAGGAGTTGTCCCGCTTTCGGGTCGGTGGAGAGCAGCTGTTCAGCCATTACTTCGCGTACCAGCCCGTCTTGCCGTTGACCGTTTTCCAGACCGCGGCCACGCCGTTGACGGAGCCGGCCTGGCCTTCACTCGGCGCCGCGGGGCGCGCCGCGTCCTGTCCGACCGTTGGATGCGCGGGATCGAAGCCGTGCTTCGAGAGAATCCCTTTCACCTCCGGCGACAGCGCGGAAAAGGCGTCGCGCTCCCCCATCGCCTGGTGGTACTGGTAATCCAGCGACGACAGCTTCGACCCCATGATCGGGATCAGCGTCTTCACGTAGCCGGCGAGCTGCGTGGGCGAGTTGGCGCCGTGGATCTTCTCTTTCGCCTCGGCGATCCCGGAGACCGTCGCGCCGCCTTTACTGAGCACGCTCGACACTTCGCCGGCGAGCGCGTCTTTCAGCGTGTCGAAGTTCGTCACCGCGTCGCCGCCGAACATCGTGCGGACGGCGTTGAAGGCTTTGTTGCCCGGCACGAACCCGCCGGTCCCCAACCCCGCGGCGAGCGTCGTCAGCTGATCGATGTGGCCGATCGCGGTATTGATGGCGTTGATCTGCTGGCCCTGCACGCCCGTCGTGAACGCTTTGCGCGTCGGCGCGCGGTTGGTGAACATGCCGGCGTCGTACTCGGGGTTCACCTGGTTGACCCACTGCGTCAACATCTCGCGGTTCCCGCCGCGCATCGACGCGACCTTCGTCGGATCGAGGTCGTACGCGGCGATCTTCTTCACGGTCTGGCGCCACTGCGGCGGGATCGTCTTGAGGAAGTCCGCGCCGGTCTTCTCGAAGTCGCCCGGCGGCGCCGCGGCGTTCGGGCCTGTGTTGACGGTGATGCGCGGCCGATCGTCGGCCTGCCCCATCTGCTTTTTTACCTTCAGCAACCGGTCGTACGTCACCTGGTCGCCGCGCGCGAGGGCCTCGGCCGCCTGCACGTCCAGCGAGCGCGTCTCGAGGTGGGCGGCCGGCGGCGGCTTCGCGGGCCCGCTGGCGACGAGTGTGTTGTCGCCGCCGTAGCGCTGCTGCCCTTCCCCGAGCGTGTAGGGCTCCGCCGCTTTCGGCGGCGCGTTCAGCTTCTCGAGCACCGCCTGCCCCTTCGGCGAGCGCGCGAGGAGCGCTTTCGCCGCGTCGGGAATCTTGTCCGCGTGCTCGACCGACAGCACGTGAAACTGCTGCGCCTCCTCCGGCGTCAACGCGCCGGCCTGCACCGCGCGCGCGGTCGCCGAGCGGACCGCATCGGGCGTGCCGCCGGCGAGCAGGATCTCGTGCCCGATCTGCGCGGCGTAGTCGTCGTGCTTCGCCTGTTCGGCCTCCGCCCGGACTGCCGCGCGGTCCTTGCCCGCCTGCTCGATCTCGTGAAAGCGCTGCGTCTGGATCTGGCCCTGGAGCTGCTGCTGCTTCGCCTGCTGATACTGCGCGGGCATCGACGCCACGGCCTGCGCGATGTTCTGGACCGCGCCGCCCCAGGCGTTGCCCGACTGCTCCGCCGCGCGCGCGGTCGCATGGCCGACCTGCTCGGCGCGCCGCGCCTGGATCAGCCCCTGCTGCTGGAGGATGTCCGCGATCGAGCCCGCGTAGCGGTTGCCCGGCGGCGCGTCGTATTGATGAATCGGCATCAGATCACGTCGTCAGGTACTGGTACGTTTTGTTGTAGGTCGAGTCGCGCTGGTCGCGGAACATGTCGTAGGCGTGCGACCAGTCGAGCTCGTTCCCGCGCTGCGCGGCGGACGACTGCGTCGCGTAGCCGGTCATCTGCGGCGCGAAGGCATCGAGCGCCCCGCGGTACTGCTTCTCGTAGGGATCGATGTTCTGCGTCTTGTAGTTCGTCAGGTACGTGTCCATCTTCCGGTTGCGGACGTCGCCGTAGCGCTGGGTCGCGTAGTTGTTGCCCCAGGCGAGGATGTCTTTGAGCGTCCCGCCGGTGTTGAGCGTCCCGCCGGCAGCTTTACTCGCCTCGAGGCCGCGCTGGCCTTCACTGCGTGCGAATTCGTAGCCGGGATCGCTTCTGACGTCCTCCATCGACGGATCGACGAAGCGTTCGTAGGGCGTGTACGCGGGCGGCGTGAAGACCGGCGTCCCCGGCATCGTGAACCGCTCGGCCGGCGGGGTGAACGGCGCCAGCAGGCCGCCAATCGAGCCGGGGATCGGCGCCGGCGCGGGGGCCGGCCCGGGCCCGGGATTGACGACGCCGCCGGGATCGGTCGTCGCTGTCACTTGCCGTTCCCACGCGTTCGATCCCGGGTTCCAGGTCCAGGTCTGGCCTTGCGGATCGATTTGCGGGCCGCTGGCGGCCCAGCCGCCCGAGCCCGGGGCGAAGGGCCCGACCGACCCCGGCGCCATCCACGGCGGCGGGGTGCCGTTGGTGCTCGTCGTCGGGGTCGGGTCGGTCGGCTCCGTCGAAATCGGGCCGAAGTCGCCCGCCGGATCGGTGTCGTCGCCTCGATAGGCCATGGTTAGGTACTCCTCGCGTAATCCTCGAGCGTGCGCGGCCGATAGCCGCCCATCGGCATCTGCAGCGCTTGGGTCATGGGGGCCTGCGTCGCCATCTGGAAGGGCTGCGCGCGCGCGATCTCGCCGATCGTGCCCGCACGCGGCGCGGCGGCCGCCGTCGGCAGCAGCCACTGCTTCTTGTTCACGCCGGAGTCGGCGCCCTGGATGATGTCGATGATCGGGCCGTCCTTGTACTGGACCTTCCCGACGGTGCCCTTCGCGTTCGGGCGCAAGGTGAAGCCCGCGGCGACGAGTTCCGCTTCCTTCGCCTTCACCATCTGCGGCGTCAAGGTCTCGCCGGGAAAGAGCGTGTTGAAGGCCGCCTGCGCGCCCGAGAGATCCGGCATCGGCGCATTCGGCGCGCCGCTCGCGCCGCTCGGCCCGCTGATCGGCACGTAGTCCGGAATCCGCGGTGCCGGCAGCCCGAGCATCGCGCCCAGCGTCCCGAGCCGTTCGCGCTGCGCGCCCCACTGGTCGTAGTTGCCGCGTCGGGTGGCTTCGGCGCTCGCGCGGTCGTACTCGGCTTGCTCTTTCTGATAGGCGAGCGCGTTGTCGGCGGCCGCGGCCTGCAGATCGGCGGCATGGTTCGCGGCACTGACCTGCGCACTCATCGCGTCGCGCGCCATGCCCGCCTGCTGATGCGCGCCGTAGATGTTCGTGGCCGTCGAGAAGAGCGTCGAGGCGAGCGGGGAGGACGCCATGGCCGCGAGCTTCGCGCCCGTGCCGATGGTCGCCGCCGTCGACAGGCCTGCGCCCGCCGCGCCCACGCCGGCCGCCGTGCCCGCGCCGACGCCCGCGGCGAGGCCGGTGCCGCCGGCAATCCCGCCGATCGCGCCCGTGCCGATCGCCGTCGACGCGAGCGCGCCGGTCCCCGCCGCGGCCGCACCCGCCCCGCCGGCCCCGGCTGCCGCACTGCCCGCGCCGGCCGCGCCCGCGAACGCACCCGCCGCGCCCATCGTCGCGATCGTCGCGGCCGCAATCCCGGCGACGATGAGGGTGTTGCGGAGCTTGTGGCCCTTCGGGTTGAAATTCCCGGCCTTGTCGACTTCGATGTCGCCTTCGTCGACCTGGACGCCGTTCTGCTGCGCCGCCTGCAGAATCTGGCGCTTCTGCGCGTCGTTCAGGTTCGAGGCGTTCCCCTTGATGGCGGCCCACCACGGCTGACTGCGCATCCAGATGTTCACCTGGTCGATCGAGGCCTCCGACTGGCCGCCGGCGACACTGCGTACGGGTTCTGGCATCAATTCACCTTCGTCACGGAAATGCGCAGGCTGTACTGCATGACGCCCGGCGTGTTTGACGCGTAGGCCGTCGCGTAGGTGAGGACCGCGTTGCTGTCGACCGCGATTTCAATCACGCCGCTCTGGAGACTCGTGACCAGATTCCCCGTGACTGCGGCGCCGCTCAGGCTGCAGGCCTGCGCGCCCTCGGTCCACGCGAGGGTGAGCGCCACCGAGCTCGAGACCGGATCGCGGGTCGTCACGCGCAGATACCAGGCGACGCGCAGGATCCCCGCCGACATGCCGCCGAGCGCGATCGCCGTCGCGCCGATCGCCGCGTGCTGGTTGAGGAGCGTGACGGTCTGCAGCAGCTGCAGCGCGCTCTGCACGCGCAGGATCAGGTCGTAGAGCCAGAGGAGCCAGGCCTTCGCCAGGTAGAACGGCAGGCGCCGGGTCGGCGTCGTCTCGTCGAGCTCGATGAGCGAGGTCTGCGCCGGCGGCGAGGCCATGACGGTCATGCGGTCACGCCGCCTTCCGCTGCGCGCCGCGCGCGTCGACCAGGGCGCCGGTGATGCGCGTCGGGATCGGATCCGAGATCCGGATCTCGGGCACCATCGACGTCGGCGCGCTGCCGCACCGGAGCCAGTAGGTGCGCGCGTCGGTCTCGCCCATCCGCCCGAGGCCCGCGCGCCGTTCGTTGCCCCACGTCTGCCCGAAATCCTTGCTCCACCGGAGCATCGCGACCGGATCGGCGCCCTGCCCACTGATCGTGCCGAGGCCGTGCTGGATCTGGAGTTCGAAGCGGTCGATGAAGAGCCGCCCGTCGCCGGCGACGAGCGCCGGCGGGACACGCACGCGGACGATCGGCGTGCCGTCCGCCTCGGTCCCGACCGTGTCGTCGAGCATCGCGACCGTGCCGGTGCCGCTCTCCCCGACCAGATGTTTCCCGAACGCGTACGTGATGGCGCGCGGGTGCCAGGCGTCGACGCGGTTCGCCGCGACGTTCTCGGTGCCGAGCTCGGTCCAGAGGTTGGTACTGAGGTCGTACATCCAGGTCGCGTTCGCGCTCGGGAACTTCAAGACGTAGAACGTGTGGCCACTGCGCTGATAGACGAGGGCCTCGGCGTCGGTGATGATCGACGTGCGCTGATAGCCCGCAATCGCCGTGTCGAGCGCGTGGCTGCCGATCGGCTGCGGGACGTAGCCCCGGGCGCGCACGACGATGCCCGCGCCCTGCGCGTTCTGCGAGAGCCAGAGCACCGAATCGCCCGCCGCCTTGAGCGAGAAGGTCGCGCCGATCCCGTACGGGAAGGACGCGCCGCTTCTCGGCGCCAGCGGAAACGTCGACCCGCCGTTGTCGTACCAGACGTCGCCGCTCTGCTCGCCGAGGAGCCACACGTCGGGCGCGTTGACGATCATCGCGAGCCAGGCGTCGGGCGCCGAGCTGCGGCGCGCGAACATGGTCGGATCCCAGATCGAGAAGTCATTGAGGTCCGAGAGCCGCAGCGTGCCCGTCACGCGGTTGAAGGCCAGCCCGTAGCCGTCGAGCATCCCGATCTGCGTCGCTTCGTTGGTCAGGACCGCGGCCGAGAGCACGTGCGTCGTCAGGTTCAGCCAGTAGGCGTTGCCGCCGCTCGAGAAGAGCGCCTGGTTCCCGCTGATGCCGTTGAAGGCGATGTCGGCCGGGTTCGCGTCCTGGATGACCGCCCCGTAGCGGGTCGCCGTGCCGGCCGCGAAGAGTTCGTAGACGCCGCCGCCGATGACGCCGAAGGTGCGTGCGTTCATCGTCGCCAGCGCGCGCGTGCCGACGTCGGTGATGCCCGCCGCGGCCGTGATGAAGGCCGACTGGCCCGGCGTCGGGTAGAGCGCCGGGAGCCCCGACTCGCTGTCGTGCGGCTCCAGATACAGGTTCACCAGGCGCGAGCAGTCGGCGACGGGACTCTGGACTTTCGACGAGGTGCCAACGAAGCCGGGCCACTGCATCAGCGCACCGTCCCGGTCCGGTAGTCGAACCAGCCGCCGCCGCCGGGCACGCCGGCGTCGCGCGTGACGAGCCGCGGCGCGCCCTGGTTGTTGGCGAAGATGCGCGCGCGCGCGGCGGTCGCGTTCTTCTCGAGCTTCGGCGTGACGACCGCGCCGGGATACGCGGGCGCCAGATCTTCGGCGAGGGTCAGGACGATCGCGTCCAGATACCCGGGCGGCAGCGTGAACACGAGGACGAGCGTGAAGGCCGCGAGCACCTGCCGCGTCAGGAGCTCCACGCTCGCGGCCGCCGAGGGCACCGGAAAAAAGAAGAGCTTCCCGAGCGGCCAGTTCGGCTCGTAGTAGCAGTCGGTCGGCTGCGTCGCGGCGAGCGCGGGCTGCGAGAGGCCCGCGTACCACGCCTGGTCGCGCAGCGTGATCGGCGTCTTCACGCCGGCGACGACGAGATTCATCCCCTCGATCGTCACGGGCCGCTGCGTCACGACGAAGGTGCCGAGCGGACCGATCGTGTGCGGCGAGAGCGCCGGCGTCAGCGCGAAGGTCGTGAAGACGTCGGCGTAGGTCGCCTGGCGATCGGCGTTCCAGTTGTCCCAGAGGCGATTGAGCTTCCCGAGGCCGAACTCGGCATCCTCGGGCGTGAGCTCTTCGCCCGCGCCGAGGATGTTGACTTCCTGATACGCCGCTTTGAGGAGATCGAGGCCGGTCATCAGTACTCGTACCCCACGAGGTTCACGTTCCAGGTCGGCGCGTTCGTCGTGAAGGTGGAGGCCGCCGTGATGCAGAGCGCGATCGTGCCGTTCCCGGCAATCTCGTAGCCGTCTGGCATCGGGATGATCACGCGGTCCCAGGCGCTCGCTGTGGCGGGCGTGGCGCTTTCCGCCGCGAGGAGAATTGGGGTGGACGTGACGACGCAGGCCCCCGCCGTATTCAGGCGCAGCTTGAAGGTCGTCGTCTGGATCGTCGGCGTCAGGTGGCCGCGCGTGGCGACCGAGAGTGCCATGATCCGCAGCGTCTTGCCGCTGGTGATCGTGTAACTCGCCGTCGCGGCCGTGATGGCGCCCGTCCCTTTCGACTGGTCCCAGGTGATGATCTTCTCGACGGTCGTTGCGCCCGACGCGAACGTGTTGGTGTAGAAGCTGATCGCCGTGCGGCCGGCGTCCTTCAGCTCCTGAATCGTGAGGCCGGTCGCACCCTGCGTGCCCTTGGTCAAGGTCGGCGGCGTGACGAGGACGTTCGAGTCGTTACTGACGGTGACGCGTGGAATGCCCGCGCCGCCGGCGCCCGTCCCGGTCGACACGTTCGTGCCGCCGAACTGCGTGGTATTGAAGCCCGCGCCGCTGACGGCGTTGTCGATGACTTCGACCGCCGTCTTCACGGAGCCGAGCGTCGCCTCGAGCGCGAGCGCCGACGTGTTCAGGTTCGTGCCCGCGTTCGCCGTGACCGTCGAGACCGGCGTCAGCGTCGTGAGCTGCGCGGCCGTCAGCACGACGGGCACCGAGCTGGCGGCGAGCGCCTGGCCGAGGGCCGGGATCTTCGCGGTCGACGTGTCGATGGCGGCCAGATGGCCCGCCTCGAGCGCAAAGCCCGCAATCGCGGCCGGTGGCGTCAAGGTCGTCACCTGCGCGGCGGTGAGCACGACGGGCACGCTCGCGGCCGCCAGGGCCTGGCCGAGCGCCGGCGTCTTCGTATCGATCGATCCGACGGACGTGTTGCCGGTCGTCTGCAGCGCGCCCGTCGAGGCCCCCGAGGGCAGCGGCAGGGCCGCGGCCGAGATCGGGACTGCGGATTGATTGCTCGCGATGACGACCGGCGAGCTGTTCGCCATCGTCTGCTGCCCCGGGGCGCCCGCGGCGCAGCCGCTATCGCAGACCACATGGAGATTCGTGCCGGTCGCCTGCACGGCGGTCACCGTGCCCGAGACCGGCTGCGTCACCTGCGAGCCGTCGACGACGATCCGCTGGTTCGCCGCATCGAAAGCGATCGTCAGGACGTCGTTCTGCACGCCGAGCGTGTGGGTGACGTTGTTCCAGACGTCGGTCAGCGCGGCATTCGTCACCGCGCCGCTGATGGGCACCGGCGTCGCGCGGAGCTCGAGATCGGTCAGCCCGGAGCCGCCGGCGGGCATCGTGTCGACGATGACGTGCACGGCGCTCTGGTCGCTCGCGATCGTGACGGCCGCGGAGGCCGCCATCGTCGTCTGCCCGATCGGCCCGCCGCCGCAGCCTGAGCAGCTGTCGACGATCACGTGCGCGGGCAGGACGACGAACGGCACCTGCTGCGCGCCGAGCGCGGCGGCACACAGGAGCAGCGCGAGGGCGACGAGGCCGCGCCTCAGCCCCAGATCATCACCACCGTGCCGGAGACTGCTGCGGTCAGCCAGAAAGCCACCTCGTCATGTCGGAAGGTGAAGCGTTGCGGCGTGAAGGGCCGCTCGTAGCCGGCGCTGATCACGACGTAGTGTGTGTTGTCGCTGTCGGTCGAGTGCACCTGCAGGTCGCCGAGCGTTTCGTTGATGAGATTGACCGCGCAGGACGTATGGGGCGGCGTGACCGGCGTTTTCACGCCGCCCACGACCGCCACCCGATCAAACGAGAACGCGCGGGCGTCGGGCACCGCGACCCGTTAGCGCCGGCTCGATCGCGCCTTCGCCTTCGCCTCGGCGGTGCGCGCCGCGGCCGTGCGTTCCTCAGCGGCCCGGCCTTCTTTCACGGCCGCCGCCCGCGACTCGGGCGTCGTCGTGTCGAGCGGCGCCGTCAGCCCCGGCACGGCCGGGATCACGACCGCCCGCGCCGTGTGGACGCGCGCGTACTTGGCTTCGAGCCGCGCTTTGTCCGCTTCGTACTGGTCGGCGAGCGCCCGTTCCTGCTGGACGGCCGCTTCGCGCGCGGCGACGAGCGTCGCGTGCCCGGCGAGCCAGGCCACCTCACGCGCGAGGGCCGCAGCCGCCGTCGCGCGCTCGCTCTGGAGGACGGCGATCGCCGCCTGCACGCGGTCGACCTCTGCGGCGTGCGCGTCGCGTTTCTCTTCGTGCTCCGCGACCATTGCTTGTTCTTCCTCGGGCGTCAGCGGCTCGAGCACCTGCTCGACAGTCGCCGTGACCGGGGCGTCGTCCGGGCCATCGACCCGGTGCAGCGACCACCCGTCGCTGAGCGCCGCGTCGAGCTCCGCCTGCGTGCGGACGGTGCGCTTGACCCCGTCCGCTTTGTGCACCATGCGCGGTAATTCCAGTTCAGCCATCGAGAGACTCCTGCGCAAAAGCTCCGGCGGGACGCGCCCCACGGAGGCGCGTCCCGTCCCAAAGCGACTCAGTGACCGATTAGGCGATGTAGCTCGGGACCCACTTGGTGCCCGACCACGTGAAGATGAGCAGCTTGTTCACGACGGCCGTGCCGGCGATCGCGATGTTGGTGGCGGCCGTCCACGTGAAGACGCCCGACGGCACGACGTAGAGCGACACGCCGGGCGCCCAGCCCGCCGGGAGCGTGATCCCGGTGATGGCGTTGGTGCCGCTCACGGTGAAGACCGTGCCGGTCGCCGTCATGACGCCGGCCGGTGACGCGACGGTCGTGCCGAGGATCGGCGGGCCGCCCGACTCGCTCACCCGGACCCACTGCCCCGCCGTGGTGAGGCCGAGACAGTCGAAGAGGATCCCGTTGTTCAGCGGATCCCGATCGCCGGCGACGATGAACGGCACGTACTGGAGCAGGGTGCGCGTGCACTGCCCCGAGGGCGTGTACTTGTTGAAGGCCACGGCGGGGCCGACCCAGACGGTCGCGCCCGAGATGTGCGGCGCCGGCCGCGTGCCGTCGGCGCCGCGCGTGATGCCGATCGTCGTCGAGTTGACGGCCTGCACGATCACCAGTTCCTTGTCGATCAAGGCAAAGGTGCTGTTGGCGACGAAGCCGGTGGCCGAGGCCACGGTCATCGTGGCGACCGGCGAATTGCCGAGCGCCGCCGACAACGTGGTGGAGGTGACGACGGTCTGCGCCCAGAGGGGCGCCGAGGTGAACAGGACCGCGAGGAGGAGCGCCGCGGCCGAGCGCCAGATTCTGAGCTTCATAGTGATGGTCACTCCGTACCAAAAGGAAAAGGAACGGACGCGCCCGTGAGGGCGCGCCCACTCGACTACGTGATCACGCCCCGAGGATGCGGACCGAGCACTCATCCGGATACAGCGCGCCGAAGCCGATCAGCGCGTCGAAGCGGTTGATCATCTTCGACGAGGTGCCGTCGAACTGCCGGATGAAGCGGATCGCGATCCCGGTCTCGGGGTCGCGCTGCTGCACGGCCACTTCGACCGAGCTGCCCTTCGGCTTCTCGAGCTCCACGCCGACCAGCGCGAACGCCTGATCGTGGAACGCGAGGCCGTTGACGCCGCTCAAGCCGTTCGGGGTCGTCGTGCCCGGGAAGAGCGTCAGGTCCGCGCCGGCGACCGGCAGCGCATCGACGTTCTGGTACTGCGAGCCCGGGCCGTAGATGGCCGGGGTGATGGTGATCGTCGCCGCCGAGGCCGCCGCGACGACGTTCGCCACGATGCGGAACTGCTTCTTGACGGTGTTCAGCTTCTTCCGGGTCATCGTGTTGACCTGGTTGACGCCGACGATGTTGAAGACGTCGCCTGCGAAGAACACGTCGCCGGTCGTCGCCGTCAGCGAGAGCGTGGTCGCGCCGTCGACCGGCGCCGCCAGGATCTCGACCACGCCGGCCCACGTGCCGGCCGTGTGGTTGTAGAGCGAGACGCTCTCGTACCAGTCGAAGCTGTCGCCCGAGCCGGCGATGCCGGTCCGGAACTGCTTCGCGATGTCGGTGACCGGGTTGAAGTAGGAGATCGACGACTTCTTCAGCGCACGCATCACCTGCGGCGCCACGAAGATGCCTTTCTCCCCGCCCGCCGGGCACCCGAGCTCGACCATCCGCGCGCGCGCGGCCGCCGACGTCGTGTCGAAGTCGACCGGGTCGGTCCCGAGCTGGCCGACGATGTTGTTCGTGTTCAGGGCCGCGAACTCGGCCGCCTGGCTCTCGATCTCCTGCGCCATCTGCGCCATCGCGGGCTCGAGGTAGTTATTCTCAAGCTCCGCCTCGGAGCGTTCGAGCTTGACGGCCGCTTCGTAGGAATCCCATTCGAAGTCGATGCCGAAGGGCTGGCCGAGGTCGACGGTGACCGTCTGGCGGTTGATTGGCTGCGGCGTGTACTGCAGGCCGCGGCGGATCGTGAAGCGCTGCGGTTTCTTGAACCGGACGCTGTCGTCGACCGCGAAGGCCTTCGTGAACTCCTTGTTCTGGGAGGTATCGAAGTGCGCGGCGATCGCGAGCTTATTGAGAAGAAGGTCGAGGCACTTCATCGCCAGCCAGTCGGTCGTCTGGAAGGCGTTCGCCGCGATGAAGAGGCCCTCGGCCGACGCGGCAAAGAGTGACTGCGTGAAATAGAAGACGACGAGCGAGACGACGAGCCCGACGGCACGGTGCCAGAGCGGGCGCTGCTTCAATCGGTTCATGGCTTACCTGTGGCCCCGGCGCGCGGCGAGACTCGCGGCGCGGAAGGCGGAAAAATTCCCCGAGGCGACGGCGCTGTGGATCGGATCGCCCGCAACGGCGGGTCGCGACCCGAGGGTGGTGCCAGGCGTCGGCGCGGCGGTGATGGTTTTGGGGGCGGGCGCGTCGTCGGCCGCAGCGGCCGCGTCGAAGCGCGCTTCGAGCTTCCCGAACTCGCGAATGAGGGCGCGCGGATCGCGCAGCGTCGTGAGACGCTGGAGATCCTCGGGATGCGCCGTAAAGTGCTCCATCAGCGCGGGTGCGACGGGGCTGTCGAGGAGTTCTTCAGCGATGGCGTTCAGCGGGCCGCCGACTTCGCCTTCGCCGAGGGCGGCGAAGGGCCGGAGCGCCAGGACGTCAGGGCTGATCTTCTGGAGGAAGGCCGGATCGGCCTTGGTTCTGGCGCCGACCTGCGTGCTGAAGGTCGTCGCGCGGGTCTGTTCAGTCTGCGCGCGCTCGGCCGCCTCGGCGCGCATCTGCGCGGCGGCGGTTTGTTTGTCGTCGCGCCAACTGTCGCGCGCGTCCATCCAGTCTTCGAGCGACGCGTCGGGATTGGTCGCGAGGTAGCCGTCGTAGGTCGGGAACTTCTCGGGCGTCGGCGCGGGTGCCGGCGCGGCGTCACGGCGCGGTGCCGCCGCCGGGGGAGGAGTCCGCAGCCGCGCGATTTCGGCTGCTTGCTCCGCGATCCGGCGTTCGTAGTCGTTGGTGCGCTGTTGCTGCTTCGAGATCTGGCGCTGCGCCTCACTCGGCGCGGCCGCGGCGGCCGGCGCGGGGTCGGGGGGTGCGGGCGTCTTGGGTTTGCCACTGCGCTCGGCGCGCTCGGCCTCTTGATACGCGGCGAAATCCTTGCCGGCGACGGCCTGCTCGCTCGCCGTCGTGGCGGGTCGGCTGGGCTCGGCCGGGGTCTGAGTCGGGTCGGCCTGCGCGGGTGCGGGCTGGGCGATCTCGTCGGGCACGTGGCGCCTCTACACGTGCCGTCCGCACGTCACGTCCGTCAGGTTTTCAAGAGACCCAGCAACGAAAAACGGCGTGTCTGCGGCCCCAGATTTCGGGGCGCGAACACGCCGTCTCTCGCGTGAGTCCTTGTCGAGCGGTCCGCGCCGTGGACGTGCGGCGTTGTGGCTGGCCGGCCTAGGACCGTCGGAAAGTCGTTAGGTCAGGAGTACCTCATCTGCATGCGCGGCCGCGTCGGATACAACACACACTCGCGCTGCAGACGATCGCGGAGCATCGGCACATGCGTCTCGCATCCGTAATGCTCGGTCAGTTTGCCGCGCGTGACCTGATAACAGCCGCACGGTTGATCGACGCGCGTGAAATTGCTGGCATCCTCGATGTCGCCGTCCCATGTGTAGTCGACGCCGAACAACTCGGCCCCACGGCCGCGGGCCGCCATCGGCACGAAGGGTGCCGCCGTAACGGCCGCGAGACTCGCGAGAAAGGCGCGCCGGTTCACCATCGGGCCCGTTCAGTCTGCGGAACCGGGGTCCGCGATTGCAAACGCGCCGCGTGGTCCGAATCGCATTCCGAGAGGCACGCGCAGTGATCGCGAAAGCAGTAGCTCTTGCACTGCGGGTCTTCCTTCTCTTCGATCTCGCCGGTGTCCGGGTTCAGCGCGCACGTGCGCTGGCATTTGCACTGGTGATCGGCCGGCGCCTTCGGCGTGTTGTGGCAGAGCCAGCCCTTCGGCGGTTCGGTGTGCTGGAGGGCCAGCGCGAGCACGGCGGCCAGGAGGAGCGCGCTCACGCGCCCGGCTCCGGCTGAGGCGCCAGATCCGCCGCCTGCTGCCCCGCTTCGAGCGCCTGCTGATGGCTGACATCGCCCGCTTCCAGCTGTTGCTGATGGCCGACGGCACCCTGCTCGAGCGCGTGCTGCTGACCCTGCTCCGCCGCGGCCGCGGCGCGCTGCGCCTCGACGTCGCCGGTTTCGAGCGTCCGCTGATGCTCGATCGCGCCCGTCTCCACCGCGAGTTGCCGATCGCGTTCCGCCTGCTCGGCCTCGTACCCGAGCGCCTGCGCTTCCTCCGCCGCGTGCTGGTCGATGGCGGCGCCTTTGGCCGACGCGTTGATGTGCGCGATGCTGATGGCCGTCGCCGCACGGCGTGACGACTCCATGTCGGCGATCTTCTCGGCGCTCGCCATCTGCGCCGCCGCGATCTTCTCCTTCGAGGCGATCTCGAGCGTGTGACTCTTGAGTTCCTCGGCGGCGGCCTGCAGCTGCTGCCCCATCTGCTGGATCTGCTGCTCCTGCTGCTGGACCTTTTGCAGCACCTGTTTCGGGTCCGGCTGGCCGTCCTGCTGCTTCGGGTCGAAGAGCTCGGCCATCTCGTCGCCGATCGGGCCGACGTTTTTGAGGCGAATCGCGGCCGCGATGATCTTCGGCGCCTTCTCCGGGCCGGCGACCATCATCAGTTCCTTGCTGCCGACGACCGCGTCGGCGAACTGTGAGGCGGCGTCGCGCTCGCTCTCCATCGCGGGCCCGACCGAGATCGTGATGTCGTGATCGCCCTGGCTCGTGTCGATGTGGTAGGGCTTCCCGTCCTTGTCGACCGCCTGCGGGTCGTTGATCGTCACGACTTCCGCCGAGTCGTCGGGCTTCCGGATGCTCGTCTCGCGCGCCGTGTCGTAGTAGAAGCGGATCGACTCGTTGAAGATCGCGCCGGTGCGCGTCACGCCCTCGTCGTAGTGGTCGGAGAAATGGAAGCTGCCCTTCTGGGCCGTGTCCTCGATCTGTTTCAGCGCGACGCCGGACTTTTCGTTGTGGCGCTGCGCGGAGGTCGGGAGCGGGCTCCCCATCATCGCGGCCTGAATGGCGCGCCGCGCGCCCTCGGCGCAGAGCTCGAGCGCCTGCAGATGCTCGCCGGCGCTGTAGGCGAGGCGCGTCGGCAGCGGCAGGAACTGATCGCCGCTCTCGGGGGTTTTCGCGTGCGCCTCGAGGAACGCGAGCGGCTGGTGCGGCGCCTTCATCCAGTCGGCTTCCATGCCGGCGAACTGCCCCTTGTAGCCCATCACCGGGACTTTCGGGATCATGCCGGCCATCTCCGCCTGCTGCGTCCGGTAGTAGCAGTAGAGCATGTAGGGGTCGCGCGCCAGGCGCGTCATCGAGAGAATCACGCGCTTCCCCTCGATGTAGAGGATCTTGCCGTAGCAGCCGACAAAGGGAATCGACGGCCCGAGCCACGGCGTCTCCTCGAGCACCTCGAGCCCGTTGGTCAGGTATTTCGTGACCTTCAGGACGTCGACCTTGCGCGTCTTGAGAATCTGATCGGCCGAGGGCTTGTGGCCGGTGATCTCGTCCTCGAAGATTTCGATCGGCTGCGGGGACGGATTCGCCGTGCTGCGGCCGGCCGGCTTCAGGAGCAGCAGTTTCCGCTGCCGGTCGACGCTCTTGGTCCAGTACTCGGCGATCCGGATCTTGTTCCCGTTCACCCAGCCCGGCGCCAGCGCCGATTCGCTCGGGCCGAAACTCTTGAATTCGGCGTCCGGGAACTCGCGGTTGAATTCCTTCTCGGTGCGCGTTTCCTCGTAGAAGAGGTACTTCCAGTCGGTGCCGTCCGGTTTCAGGAAGTCCGGATCGGGCGTCACGAGATCCGGGTTGACGACCGGGTCGATGAAGAGCTCCTGATCGAAGCCCTTGTCGGGATGCACGTAGCGCGGGGTGATGCGCAGATAGCCGTAACTGCGCTGGATCATGTTCTCGCCCATGACCGTGTAGGCCTGCTGGGCGTTGCTGCGGTACTCGGCGTCGCGGATCTTGCCCTGGCGGAAGGCGGCCGTCTTGTCGTTCGCGCCGTTGCCGACGGGCGACGCTTTGATGCCGCGCTTATTGGCGCGCAGGTCGTTGATGACCTGGTTGGCGTATTGCCCGAGCTCGTCGAGCGCGAGGCACGGCCGGCCGGCGTCTTCCCTCGCGCGGCGATCCTTCGGCTCCCACGGGTCGCCGGCGATGTAGCGCATGTCTTTCGCGCCCTCGCGGCGGATGTCCTGCCATTCAGTCGTCGCGTAGGTCCAGCGCTCGCGGAGTTCCTCGAGGACGGTCTCGTATTGCTCGCCGGTGAAGTCGCTCATCGGGCGAGCTGCTCCACGTAGAAGTACAGGAGCGCGTCGTGGTCGGGGATGGCCGGCTCACTCCGCCACGCGGGATCCTGGTGGTCGGGGTCGCGCGCGTCCGCCTCGGTGCGCAGGCGCAGGGCCTCGTGGAGCGCGGCGCCGGCCAGGTGCGGATCGCCCGCGACCGGGACGACCTGCCCGCCGACGGCGGCCATATGCGGCGTGTGGGCGCGGTACTGCTGGTGCGCGGCGCGGGCGTCGGCGAGGAGCTGCGCGATGTCGACCGGCGCGACGGCGATGGGCGCGGCGGCTTTCGGTCGACGACGCGGCACCGCGCGGCGTGTCGCCATCAGAAGGCTTTCGTGAATACGCGATCGCTGTGGGCGCACCGCAGGATGAACCCGCCACCCGGCTGCCGGATCTTCTCGATCGGCGCCTTCGCGCACGCGGGGTGGTCGCACTTCAGGAGCAGGCGCATCCCTTTCGCGGTGAAGAGCTTCTGCGCGCGGTCGAGCAGGCGGTACTCGTCCTTGGTCCAGACGTCGCGGGTGCGGGAGATGTCTTCAGGAAGAATCAGACCCGACGCGACGGCCCGGCGAAACCCGGACGGCACCGACGCATCGGGCTGCGGCATGAGGTTCGATGATGCACGGCGCCTGCGCGCGGCTTCAACCCGGCGAGGTCCTCGTCGTCTTCAAATCCGAGCGGATGATCGTCGTGTTCGATGCCGTCGACGAGCTGCAGGGTCACCCGCTATAGTGTGGGTTGCACGAGTGGTGGAAGGCAGACACAGCGGCCTGAGCGAAGCCGCGGCAGGACCATCAAGGGTCGGTTCAATAGGCGGGACGCCGCCGACCCTGCCGATTCAAGACCCTGCGTGCCGGTATCGAGTCCGGCCTCGTGCACCAACAGCCCAGTCGGATCGCGCGTCTGAAAATTTTGTCACGCGATCGCACCTGAGCCGTACGGGATCAGCCCCACGCACTCGGCGGACGATAGGGCGCCGCCGGCTTCGATTGGACCGCGACGGCCTGCGCAAACGTCAGCAGGAACGCGTCGCTGTCGTCCGGGCTCGCTTCGCCGCGCGCCTGGATGTCCGCCTTGCTCTCGATCACGAGCTTCCCGGCGTTGTTCAGGTGATAGCCGGCCAGACAGAGTTGCTCGCAGAGCCGGTCCTCGTCGGGGAGGCTTCCGAGCAGCAGCCAATCTTTCCCCTTCGCGTACATGTGCGCGCGCATGTTCAGCCGGTGCGGATCGGGGCTGTCGCCGCCGAAGTTGATCTCGTGCACGTTGGTGTGCCCGAGGGCGTGCAGCCGCGTCACGATGGCCGCGCCGAAGGCCGCATCGACGAAGAGCGCCGCGAGCTGATGCCCGGGCCGGCGGTCATTCAAGAGCTCGGCGCAGAGCGCGATCCGGGCCGAGCGGTCCGGGTCCTTGTCGCCCGCCATGCGGATCGGCGGCAGCACGTTGCCGTTGAGGCCCTGCCGGAAGCGAATGACGTTCCACGCTTTCCCGCCGCCCGAGACGTCGAAGCCGGCGATGATCGGGTCGTCGGCGAGCGCGACCATCGTGCGCTTGCGCGCCAGGTCGACGCGGGCCTGGTCGATGTACTGGAGCTCGCTCGCGCTTGGTGGCAGCCCGAGAATGCGGACCTTGATGTAGTCGCTCTCGATCCCGTAGTCGAGAATCTGCTGCGCGATGAATTCTTTGTTCGGAAAGCGCGAGGTCCGCGAGTCGACCCGCCGGCCGTTCCAGCGCGCAGCGAGATTGCCGAAGCACACCCGGTAGAACTCGCCGGTGTTTCGGACCGGCTGGCCCCAGGCGAACATCATCGGCTCGCCGTCGGTCAGGCCGCCGTAGGCCGTCTGCCACACCTTGTCGGGCACTTCCGAGGCCTCGTCGAAGAGGTACCACGACGTCGAGCGCTTCGCGTGCTGACCGGCGAAGCTCTGCGCGTTGCCCGCCTTGCTCGTCTGCGCGTGCACTTTCCAGGTGTCCGGATAGTCCTTCGAATAGATGCCGCGTTCTTGGATGTCGAACCAGGGCGCCGTGAGGCAGAGCTTCATCCAGAACTGGATCGCCGCGAACGTGCGCTCTTCGAGCTGCGTGTTGGTGCCGGCGGTGACCGTGCCGTCCGAGTGCGGCCGCGTCGAGAGGATGAACCCGGTCAGCCAGGCGCCCATCGCCGACTTCCCCGTGCCGTGGCCCGACGTCTCGTTCATCAGGATCGGCATGACGGGCGTCTGGCCGTCGAAGGCGCGCGCGGTGATCTCGGCGCCGAGCGAGGTCAGGAACTCGCGTTGGTTGTCGTCGGGGCCTTCTTCGTCCTGCAGCGGGCCGGGTTCGCCCCAGGGATAGGCGCCGAGCACGAAGCGGAGCGGATCGTGGTAGCAGCTCGCGACGAACTCCTCAATCTCGGCTTCGACGTCCTCGCGCGTCCGGGCGATCTTCGCCGCGGCGCCCGCCTCGCGGTAGCCGGCGGCCGTCCAGGCGTCACTCATTCGCCATCCGTTGCGCGCGAATCCAGGCCCGGACCGTCCCGACCGACACACAGCGCAGCGGGAGCACGTCCGCCGGGTCGACCCAGGCCATCAGTTGCGTCTGCACACAGACCCGCGCGTCGTCGGTCGCGTCGAGGGGGATCGTCCACGTCACGACGTGCGCCGCGATCGGCGCGACCGCGATGGTGTGGTGGAGGCAGGCCACGGCGGAGCACGCGAGGAGTGCCGCCGCGGCCACGCTGAGGACCGGCCGCGTCACGGCGTCACATGCGATCCGCGGGGCAGAAGGTGCGCAGGCCCACGGTCGGGAGGATCGGCTGCAGGTCCTCCCCGAACGTGAGTTGCTCGACGTAGAGGTCCTCGCCCGCGGCGATCGACGCGCGTTCGGCCGGCGTCAGCGTCCAGCGCGAAATCGTGCGGCGGGCCCGCCCATGCAGGACCACCGTCGGCAGCGGCAAGTACGCGGGTTGGTCCTTCGCGTAGATGAACTCTTCGTGCGGCGGCAGGAACGCCCGTTCCTCGTCGGTGAACCTCGTCGGGGTCATGGTTTCTCCTTGGCGACGCGCTTGCGCGCCGCGACGAGCCGTGCCACGCGCGCATCGGCCGTCGTGTCCTTCACTTCGAGCTTCTCGATGAGCATCCCGCGGTGCTTCATGTACAGCTCGATCGCACGCACCTTGTCCCAGAGCTTGAACTTGTGGATCGTGTCGGTGACGCCGTCGCCCGCTTTCGCGTTCTTGATCAAGACCTCGAAGCCGGCGAGACACGCGCCCTGCTCCGGAGTCAGATCGGTCGGATGCTTCGCGCTGCCGTCGACGTGCCAGTAATCGCGCGCGTTCACGAGCACCAGGGCGCCGAGCTCCTCGAGGAGGCGCGCCTTGGTCAGGCCCGCTTTGGCGAGCTGC